CGTCGTTCTCTCTCTCGCGCTCCTGACCCCGCCGGCGGAGCTCACCGTCTCCGAGTGGGCAGACCTCAATGCGCGCCTCCCGCCCGAGGGCGCCTCCGAGCCTGGCCAGTGGTCCACCGACCGCGCACCCTACCAGCGCGGCATGATGGACGTCGCCAACGAGCCCGGCATTGAAACCGCGGTTTACATGATCGCCGCGCAGTGCGGCAAGACCGCCTCGATGCTGAACACGCTCTTTTACTTCGTTTCGCACGCGCCCAGCCCGATCCTCTGGGTGATGCCGACCAAAACCCTCGCCGAGGATCTCTCGAAAGAGCGCATCGACACCGCGATCCGCGACACGCCGGCCCTCGCACCGCTCTTCGGCAAGAGTAAAACCCGGTCCAGCGGCGCCACCATTCTCAAAAAGAAGTTCCCCGGCGGCTTCATGGCCCTGGCGGGAGCCAACGCACCCAGCACCCTGGCCAGCCGGCCGGCGCGGGTGCTGATCTGCGACGAGGTTGACGACTTCCCGGCCAGCTCCGGGACCAAGGGCGACCCCATCACCATCGCCGACGCGAGAACCACGAACTTCTGGAATCGTTTCAAGGTCTATGCCTCCACGCCCAGCATCAAGGGCGCCAGCCGCATCGAGAAGCTGCTCGCCAACTCCGACATGCGCGTCTACATGGTCACCTACCAGGAGCTGGTGTGGGAGTCGCTGAAGTGGCCTGGCCCCAACAGCAACAGCGGCGCGACCAGGCATGAGCCGAGCCGGTGTTACTACGTGTGCGTCCAGGGCTGCGAGATCCTCGAGGCCGATAAGCCGGACATGCTGCGCGACCGCGACGTCGAGTTTCCCGCGTACTGGCACAAGACCAACCCGGGTGGCGGCGACGGCCACACCGCTGGCTTTACGCTCAGCGTTCTCTACTCGCCCTGGAAGACGTGGGAGTCGCTGATCGGCGACTGGCTGAAGGCGTACAAAAATCCGCAACAGCGCAAGGCCTTCATCAACACCCGGCTGGCGCGCACCTATGAGGCCTTCGGCGAGACCGTCGACGACACGGCCCTGATGAAGCGCCGCGGCATCTACGAGGCCGAAGTACCGGCCGGCGCCCTGGTCCTGACCCTCGGCGTCGACGTCCAGGCCGATCGCATCGAGGCGGAGCTGGTTGGCTGGGGCGCGGATGGCCAGTCCTGGTCCATCGACTACTTCATTCTTCGCGGCAACCCGGCGATGGCCGAGGCCTGGCTGCCGGTCGACGAGCTGCTCCAGCGCACCTGGCTGCACGCCTCGGGCGCGCGCCTGCGCATCGCGTGCGCCTTCATCGATTCTGGGTATCACACCGCCCAGGTCTATAAGTTCTGCCGTCCGCGCCAGGTGCGCCGCGTCTTCGCTTCCAAGGGCATGGCTGGCCCGGCGGTCCCGCTCACCCGGCCCAGGGCACAGCGCGCCCACAAATCGCGGGTGGAGCTGCGCATCGTCGGCATCGACACGGCCAAGGAGGCGCTCTACGCCAATCTGAAGGTCGAGGAGATCGGGCCGAGCTACTGCCACTTTCCTTCGGCGTACAAAAACGAGCAGGGCACCGTCGTCCCGCGCAACACCTACGACCGCGATTACTTCGCGCAGCTCACGGCCGAGAAGCTGGTCAGCGAAATGGACGGCATGACGCCGGTCCGCAAGTGGGTCAAAAAGCAGGAGCGCAATGAGGCCCTCGACTGCCGCGTCTACGCGATGGCCGCGCTCGACGATCTCAATATCCGCGATTGGACCAAGCTGGCGGCGAACCTGCAGCAGATGGCTGCACATTTCAAACAGACGCCGCCGGCCGGAGATCCGCGGAGCGTGCCTGACGCCCCTCCCGAAGCGATCACGCAAACCCCGGAGATCTCCGCCGGCGACATCCCCATCCTGACAGGCGCAAAGAAGAAGGGCGCCAGGCTCGCCGCGAAGACGAGCTGGGCCGGGGAGTGGGACCGTTAGCCGGGTGGCCCCCGGCCGCTAGGCTTCAACTTGGCTGCGCGCGCCCGTCTCGGCCCGGATCGGCGCCTCGGTCGGAGTCAGCGTGCAGGCAAAGTATCCACGCTTGGCCAGCTCCGTCCACTGTTCCGGACTGGTGATGGTGAGCTGGAGGATCCCGATCGGCTTGGCGGTCGAGGCGTGGCTGGTGCCGGGTTCGGTCGCCGTCATCTTGACCAGCGACAGGTTGCGGTCCCACTCGGCAGTGGTGAGGTCGGTGACCAGGAAATTGCAGTTGACCTGGCCTGCGATGGGGGCGTTGCGGTGGTTCTGGCTTGCCTGGGTGCCTTCCATGGTTGTATCTCCCTTGCGCGCAATCCTACGCCGTTTTCTTCGGTTTTTGCCGATCTTCATGCCTAAATCGCCCATCTTTGACCGTTTTTCACGGTTGCATTTACACACTCAGGCATGTCGATCGGGGACTTTCCTTACAACATCGAGTTCGTGGACGCCCCCAAAGAGCCCGAGCCGCACAACCTCATCGCCGGCGATACGCTGGCCTGGTCGCGCAGCTTTGAGGCCTATCCCGCCACCGCGGGCTGGGTGCTCGCCTACGTGCTCAACTCACCCACCGGCCGCATCGTCGTCAACTCCGCGGACATCACCGCGACCGGCGATCAGTTCAATATCGCGGTGCCGTCGGCCGAGACCAAGCTCTGGGCGCCCGGCGCCTATCAGTGGACCGCCGTGGTCGCGCTCGCCGCTTCCGGCCCGGTACCGGCGCAGCGCTTCACCGTTGCCCTCGGCCGCGTCGTCATCGCCATCGACCTGCTGGATGCGACAGCGCCGCAGGATACCCGCTCCAACGCCGAGAAGGCGCTGGACAACATCCACCTGATGCTGGCCGGCCGCGGCGGCGACGGCGTGCAGGAGTACACCATCAACGGCCGCATGTTGCGCCGCTACTCCATCACCGAGCTGCTGCAGCTCCGCTCCGTCTACACCTCCATCGTCAAGATCGAAAGGATCAACCGCGGCGAGTACATGCTGCCCACCACGGTTGCGGTGCATTTCCGTGGCGAGTAGGTGCGCTTCGCACCGTTCTCGAAGGCTTTGCGTGAAAACCTATGAATGAGATTTTTAGCCTCGACCTTTCCGAAGCCAAGCTGGCCGTCATGGACTCGCGCGCTACCACCCAGGCCGCAACCCTCGCCCGCACCGCGGCAGAGTCCCGCAAGCGCGACCTCAACTTCCGCGCCGGCCGGGTCACCCGCACCACTGAAGACTGGGGCACGTCCAACAGTTCGGCCGACCTCGATCTCTGGGCCAATTTGTATGGGCTCCGGGGTCGCGCCCGACGCCTCAGCACCAATAATCCCATCATCCGCAAATACCTCCGCATGTGCCAGAAGAACATCGCCGGCGACAAGGGGATTCAGTTGCAGATGAAGGTGCCCATGAAAAAGGGCAAGAAAATCAACAAAAAGCTGTCGATGGAGATCGAGGCAGCGTGGAAGCGCTGGACTGCCCGCGAGTTCTGCACCGTCACCGGCAAAATGAGCTTTGCCGAAGCGCAGCGCTTCGCCATCGAGCAGTGGAAGCGCGACGGCGAGTGTCTGTGCCGCATGGTCACCTACGACCGCGGCAACCCGTACAACTTCGCGCTGCAGTTCTTCGATCCCGACCAGCTCGACCTCAACTACTTCATGTATCAGATGCCCAACGGGAACCAGATCCGCATGAGTGTGGAGACCGATGCCTACGGCAAGCCGGTCAACTTCCACCTGTGGAAGCGCCACCCGGCCGAGTACTCCACCGCGCCGCAGTTCCGCGTCGTGGTGCCCGCCCAGGAGATGGTCCACCTCTTCTTCGCGCAGCGTGTCGGCCAGACCCGCGGTTATCCGGAGATGGCGCCGTCGATGATCGCGATCCACATGATCGGCAAGTACTCGGAGTCGGAGGCCATCGCCGCGCGCACCGCCGCGGAGAAGCAAGGCTTCTTTGAGTCCGCCGCCGCCACCGACGAGAGCTACACCGGCCCGCGCGACGAAGAGAACATGCTCAGCATGAAGTCGGAGCCGGGGATGTTGGAGCAGCTCCCCGCCGGGGTGCAGTTCAAGGCGTGGGACGCCAACCATCCGACCCAGGCCTTTCCGTTCTTTATGAAGTCGCTCACCCGGCTCGCCGGAGCGGGCCTCGACGTCAGCTATGAGTCGCTGGCCAACGATCGCGAGGGTGTGAACTACTCCAGCATCCGCGCCGGGCTGCTCGATGAGCGCGATACCTGGCGCGTCGAGCAGGATGTCTTCAAGGCCGGCTTCATGCGGCCCATCTTCGAGGCGTGGCTGCAGAACGCCTGGCTCGCCGGCGAGATCAAGCTCGACGGCCTGCCCAGCGACTACTTTGAGTTCGCCAGCTTCCATGCGCGAGGCTGGCCGTGGGTGGATCCGCTCAAGGATGCGCAGAGCGCGGTCCTCCAGGTCGAGAACGGATACGAGGCGCAGTCCGACCAGATGGCTGAGGCGGGCCACGACTTCGAGAGCACCATCGACCGCATCAAGTACGAGCAGGATTACATCCTGGCCTCGGGCGTGAAGCTGGGCACCGACACCAAGGGCATCGCCGACACCGCGACCGACACCGAGGCCGATGAAGCCGCGGCCGACAGCGGCGGCAAGAAACCGGAAACAGGAGGCAACTGATGGACACCGCGCATGCCGATGGCCGCTTTCAAAAGATGGCGTACTTCTACGCAAAAGAAAACTTGCCGGCGAGCGTTGTTGCTCCTGGCTT